ATATCATCCATTATATCTTTACATGCTTTCGCGTAATCGTCGCATAGTTTATCAGATGCTAGGCGTAGGAGCTTTTCGTTTTCCTCAGGTGGACCATTGGGGTCCATGCCTGCTACTACCGTGTCTGTAGTATCATTCTCCCGTTTCTCATCGGTTTCATCATTTATAATATCACTTTGCTTGTTGTAATAGTCAGCTACTTTTGCCCAACCAGCCTCATCGGTGGTCATATGTAGATTCCCATTCGGGAACAGACCTTTTACTTTTTCCCCTTCTTTATTCGTGCCTGCCACTTGATAGTAGCTTACCTTAGAGCCGTCCTCATTCTTGAATGGTTCGCCCGGTGTTGCCTTGGCTGCTTGGGAGGTCGACATAGGTTCTCCCTTGTCGTTTGTCCCAGTAACAGGAGTACCCATAGTCGCTATTGGAATTGGTGCTCCTGCTAACCCTTTAGCGTAAGTAGCTACATTATTGTCGTCAATCGTGTCTTCAGACAACATCATGGTGTTCCCTGTGTTAAGGTACGCGTCGATAAAGGTAGTGAAATTATCCATATTATATTAAAGTAGACTTCCCTAGTATTTACTAGAGAAGCCTTAAAAAATTTTAATTTATCTTTATTAGCTTACTGCTATCGGAGACATGACTGGGTCAATATCCGATGTTTCAGTGAACTGTACCGCGAAGTCGTAACGAAGGTCCATCTCAATTGTATGGAAATCGTTAGTCTCGTAGTTAAACTCTCCTAGCTTCCAACCTTTAGGGTAACAGCCATAGAGGTTCACGTGTGTAACTGGGTTACGGTGAGAGTCTAGCTGCCAGATGGTTACTGTGCGTTTAAAGATAGGTGCTTGAGTCATACCCGCTAAACCTTCAGGGCTTTGGTTTACATCGCTTGTACCATTACCTAGACCTGCGTAGTGAATTCCGTATACTGGGTCGTACACACTTCTCATCCACGCAAACAAAGCATCAGCTACATCGCCTTTGATGAGGTTGTCGAAAGTAACTGTAATGTTATCTGGAGTAGGTTTACCTGGGTAGTAAAACTTTTCATTAACACGATGTACTTCGATATCTTCAACAGTAAAGCCTGGTTGAGTAATCTTTTTACATGCCAACGTTAGTCGGTCATTGTTTTCCAGTCCTGGAACTTGGCTCAAAACACCCGCGAACTGTGGGATTTGAATCTCCCAGCTGTATGCGCGAAATGATTCAAGAGCGTGAGATAGGCGCGGTGTATCTGCTAAGAGATTTACCGCGTTGTCTACATAAAATTTGCCGTCTGCCATAATAAGTTTTCCTGTACTTTATATAGTGTTATACACTAGCTGATTGATTTGTGAGGTTAAGCTCAAAGATAAGCATTTCAGCAGTCTTCGTAGGCTTGATAATCACCTTGCACCAAAGCTCATTGCGGTCGATGCGTAGTGGGGTGTTGGTAGTTTCGTCACAGACAACCTTGTAGGCTGTGATTCCGCGACGTTGTTGAATATCACCAAGTGCAGGTGATAGGATGTTACGAATCTGTTCCCATGTGATAGGGTCGTTAGGCTCGAAGACGAAACGGCGAGTAGACTGTAAGACTAGACGACGAAGGAAAATCATCATACGGCGAACGTTGATGCGGTCAAGAGCGGTAGCAGCTCGTTGAGCTGTGCGTTGACCATAGATTACGATGCCATCACTTGTAAATTTAGTGATTGGGTTTATAACGTTTCCTGGACCGTATAGCGCGTCTCTATCACCTTGGTTAAGTTTTACTTCAACATCAACTGGTTTAGTTAGACGACCACGGCGTAGACCTGCTGGAGCAAACCAAGGGTCAGCTACTTCGTCAGTGTAACACATTTGCCCGATAGCGAAAATAGATGGGTCCATCCAAAGGTCCTTACCGGTAAAGCCATCGAACATTTTTACCCATGGCCAATATACACTGCCGTAACTACTGTTAATAGCAGCAGTTCTGCCTGTTGCCTTACCGTTACTCCATTGGATTGCTTGTTGCGAGCTTTTAAATCCTACTGGAGGAGATACGACACCTATGAAGTTTTGCGTAGTTTCAGCTAAAGAGACTAGAGCGTTCTGTACGTTCTGGTCTGTTACACCTGGGACAGCAGCGATTGTTACAGGTACATCCTCTTGGTCTAAAGCGTAGAGACCACTCTTATTTCCTGTGTTTCCTATTATAGCAGCTCGAACAGTTGTATTCGACATATTGCCACCATAATCAGAAGCATCGCCGTTGGCTCCTTGAGAGAAGTCTTTAACGTCTTGAGACAAGGTTACTGCGCGGAAGTTAGTGTTTGTGCTTGGCGTCGGTAGGCTAGTTGGGATTGTACTGTTGCCACCAGCAATAATGCCGACGTCGTTCGAGGTAGATATTGTACCGAAGTTGAAGTTTCCACCCCAAGATGTTGGGGCTGTCCAATTCGTTACGGCAGATACTGTGCCTGATACAGGGAACGTGTCGTTGTTGAACTTGTAAAAGTTTCCTTTAACATACTGGGATACTGCGTTATCATTACCTTTATTTAGGACGTCCTCTGGATATAAACTAATTGCGCTTGTCGTGCTCGTAGGCTTGGTCATTTGCATAGTATATGTCTCTTCTGTACCTCCGCCATCAGCAATATTCAGTGCGAATGTTCCATCAACAAAGTTATTAATACTTGCTTGAAGCCCTCGGTATTGAAGACCGCCTTGATAGTTAATAGCAGAGTAGTTGTACCCTAAACCAGGGTAAAGGGATTCCAATAGGTACGCACCTGGCGAGCCCGAAGTTTGGAATGTTAAACCGCTTGAAGCTAAGTTATTAGCTCCCGTAAGTACGGAGGACGCAGTTAGGTATTTATCATTCGTACCACTTGGTGCTTGAAGTACATTGAACGCTGCGACGCCGATGTCGCCAGCTACAGACACTAGTGAGTCAGCAGCCTTGTAGAAAGTTAAATCTGTAACATCAATAGGGGTAGATGAGAGATAGGTTCCTGTGTAAGTACCAGCAGCAGACACACTTGAAGAGTAGTATACCGTAGTTTCTAAACGGGAGGCGGTTGATGCTGTAGCACCTGGCAGTCTAGAAGTAAACAAGCCACTTGTTCCGCCTGCACCACTTGGTATGTAACCAACATTTCCTGTTTGCGCGTCAAAGACATCACCTACACCAGCTGCAATAGCATTGTTCCAATCATTGGTACTCCAGTCAGCGGCAGGGGTAGTTGGCATAAAGTTGTCCTGTGTTCCAGACACGTAAGGACGTTCACGGTATGCGTAGGTTTGAGATGTCTCGCCATACTGTACTCCGTCAGCATCAAAAGTGCGGGTATCAAAACGATAAACTAAGTTATGATTCATCTTGTCAACTGCGACCCGAGTGTTAGGGCATTGCGCTAACTTACCAGAGCCTTTAGATGTCGAGGCGCTCGTTGTAGCAGCACGGACATAATAAACTTGGTTTGTTTTTTGTAGGATTTCTAAAGCACCATAAATGCCCTGACCTCCAGTTACCAAATCAGGTGTACCAAAGGTACGAAGTAGGTCTGCAGGGGATGTTAAAAGTGTTGGGGTGTCTGTTGGACCTTGGGACGCAAAGCCAACAAGACCTACAATAGAAGGGCTTACTGTTGGAGCGTAATCAGATACGTCCTTTTCGATTGTGTAAACACCTGGGGAAATGAAATTAGCCATAATTAAGTTTTATTTTTAAAGAATTTGAAGAAGCTGTCTCCGCTGAAGTTCCAAGCACAAATCAGTGATGGATTTTCTAGGAACCGAAATATTTTGTCCAGCTTGCAAACAGATGTGTTCGAACTGACGCCCTGACTTAAGCACTATCTCTAAATCTTGAGATGCTACGTTGATAATTGTTGCTGTTTTTGAAGTCATAATAAATTTCTCTTCCTATAGTATTTAGAGGGATACTTCTAGGAAAATGCTCTAATTATTTTTTTTATGTTGCGTCGTTGGTAGATGATAGAGGATACAGAGTCATGCTCTCCGTGGCAGATGCGTTCAAATTAGGAAGGTTAAGCGTCCCTTCTGGCTCTATAGAGATGTCGTAGTTCAAATCTACGATGTCCCCGTTAGACTGTATTTGATATTGTCTGGTTGGCATATAAGTTTCAACCTCAAAAGTAATAGTTTTTCGGATTATTCTGTCCTGTCTATCGGTGGCAGCTAGGGTTGAGTTGTCAGAGATAGCTGTAATAAACGCACAAGCATTCGTCATGAAATTGGTCTCTACCCGTAAATGAGGGCGGAACAACTGCAATACATACTCTAACAATTGGTTCATATCTTCTACGTACCTTGTCCATAGGTTTAGAGTGTAAGATATTTTCACTGCTTTCGGAGATAAGGAAGCGACGCGAGTATGTCTTCGAGTTTCCTTATTGTGGACAGTCCAGTATTCTATGTCGAAATCCGGGCGCCTACGGTCTAGGTCCTCTTTTGTATCGCTAATAGCTAAGGTCATTAAAGGCAACGTTAGGTTTCGTGTCTTGAATAACATTGCAATCGCTCTTTCATAGTTAGCGTAAAAGGTTTGTACTTGTGCAATCTTATTGTCTGTTCCTAATATCTGTCCTGTGCTTAACAACCCCAGCAATTCCTTAGAAGTAGCACGGTAAAACTCTAAACTTCTAAAATTTTTATTTTCTCTTTCAAAGAGTTGCTTTTTAATCGTAAATTTATTAGAAATACGTTTACCGTTATATTTAATGGATTTAGTACCATCCGGCACATTATGCGGATAGTTATCAAACGGTGTACCAGATACAAGAACCATTAGTACGTAGAGAAGCTTGCTGGCTCTTCAATCTCTTGAAGCAATTGTTCTTCGAGAAGAGCCATCTCACGCTCAGACTCCTGTATTAAGGTTGCACCGTTTAAACGAGCTCCTCCTTGAGGAGAAGGTAAATCTGCATACTTACCTCGAATCCCTCCTAGAATTCCTTTACATATTGCTAAGGTAAACCTTTGAAGCCAAGAGATAAAGTAATGGTGTAGGGTATCTGAGTTTAGTGCTTTATATTCAATTACTACGTCCTGGGCGTCATTTTCTGTAGGAGTGGGTGCTATCACTAGGTACTTGTTATTTACTACTGACATGGACCCATCACGCCCCAAGATTTTGCGCATCTGCTTAAGATGCATCTTCATTAAAAGGAAATCCCCTACAGAGAAGTCTTGAAACAAAAATTGGTCTTGGAAGTATTTAATAAAAAAGTCTTGCTCGAGTGATTGACCCGCCAGTGGTATGCTTAACAAAGTCTTCTTGTACGCAGCATACTTGAAATTGTTAACCATGTAGGGAGGTAACTCATACATGTTAACACCAGCAGATGTAGAGAACGCAGCTAATTGAGAACACCAATCAGGTGCATGGTAATCCAATTTACTAATGGCTTCGTCGATAGCAGTAAGGATTTGGAAATCAGCTAACTCTACTCGGACTATAGGATGCCCTAAGCGAGCCTTTACAAAATCATGTATGGTAGTGTAAAAGCGATTAAACTCGACTGTGTCGCTGAAGAATCTACGGTTTAAGGAGTCGTACGGGATATCTCCAGAGGGCGCTACAAAATTACTTTCGTTAGCGCCTGCTCCTTCTCTAACCGTATCGAACGGACCCCACACAAAGTTTGGTTTTCCTGGGAACTGTGCCATTATACTATTATATATGGAAGAAGCCCAGCTAAAACTAGCTGGGCTTCCTTTATTAATCTGCTAAGTATTATTAGTAAGCAGTGTTTGATGTACCGCCGCCAGCTTTCTGGAACGGAGTCATTAAGTAACGACTATCAGCACCTACGATACGGATGATACGGTAGAAACGTGAAGCCGGGTTAATTTGAGTAGTCGCATAACGAGTAATCAAACCTTTACGTGGCTGGAACGTCTCTGGGTCCGTGATTGTTGGTAGCATTTGGAGCGGAATGTACGGTGAGTACACGAAACCGGCATCCATAGGCGAAGAGCCTTTGTAACCAATCATCAATTCATCTTCAGGGTATAGAGGGTCGACGTAAACGTCGTAAGCACCCATCCACTTACCTTTGTATTCAATGGTAGCACCTAACTGACCTGCTTCGTTAGGGTCAATACCGCCTTCTAGCTTAGCAGCAGACTGGAGCATAGCAGCCACCAAAGGTGAGCATACAATCCAGTTACCAGCACCGCGTAGAGTTGTGCGATAAATATCTTGAGCAGCGAAGTTAACTACAGCAACCAAGTTGGAGTAAACCTCACCTACGTGACGAGGAGCAAGCCCTAGAGCTGTAGTTCCGAAGTCAACGAAGAACACGTTTGAACCGTGAGTCTCTGTTGCCATATCTACTTGACCACCTAGGTTAGAGCCAGGTTGACCAGGAACACCCGGTTGAGCGTTATTTGCACCAAAAGGTTGTGCGTAATCGAAAGACCCTTGAGGACCTCCTTCTAGACTGTTACCAAAGCTGTTTGCATTGGCTTGGTTCCAGTTGTTACCACCGAAGGTCGGTTTACCACCTAGATT